GGCATTTTAAGCCCCTACGGAGCAGCGTAAATGGCAGCAATAGTTTCAGCAACAGCGCCCTCTAATCCAAGCAATGGAGATTTATGGTTTGATGACGTAAATCTTCGTATGTACATCTATTATGATGATGGCAATACGCAGCAATGGGTAATTACCGGTCCCACAGGATTGAAGGGAGATACAGGTAGTGCAGGACCACAAGGCCCTACAGGTGCCGCAGGAGGCTCAGGAGTAGCTGGACCAACGGGGCCACAAGGACCACAAGGGCCACAAGGACCACAAGGACCACAAGGGCCTATTGGTATAGGAACAACTGGACCACAAGGCCCTATTGGAGCTACCGGCCCTGTCGGTCCTCAAGGGGATAAGGGAGATGATGGCCCAATTGGATTAACAGGACCTCAAGGCCCTGCCGGACCTACTGGACCTCAAGGACCACAAGGAGATAAAGGTGATACTGGAGCAACTGGAGCAACTGGTCCTGCTGGAGCTTCTGTAACTGGACCTACCGGACCCGCAGGACCTCAAGGTCCCACTGGAAATGATGGAGCAGAGGGGCCGGAAGGACCACAAGGACTAACAGGACCACAAGGCCCTACAGGTCCTGTAGGACCCGCCGGACCCGCCGGACCTATTGGATTAACAGGCCCTGCAGGACCGCAAGGTCCCATAGGCAATGATGGACCCCAAGGAGATACTGGAGATACAGGACCCGCTGGACCTGCTGGACCCGCTGGACCCGCTGGGCCTACCGGAGCTACCGGACCCGCTGGACCTACTGGACCAATAGGAAACACAGGACCTACCGGACCACAAGGTCCTCAAGGACCCGCTGGGCCTATAGGCAATGATGGTCCCCAAGGAGATACAGGTGATACTGGAGCTACCGGACCCGCTGGGCCTACTGGACCTACTGGTCCCATTGGAGCCACAGGACCTGCTGGACCTACAGGACCAATAGGAAATACTGGCCCACAAGGACCTCAAGGGCCTATTGGACCAACAGGGCCCGTAGGCAATGATGGACCACAAGGTGCAACAGGCGCTCAAGGACCTGCAGGCCCTCAAGGGGAAAAAGGAGATACGGGGAATACCGGACCCGCTGGACCGGCTGGACCGGTCGGAGCAACTGGAGCCACAGGAATTCAAGGACCAACGGGGCCACAAGGACCTCAAGGCGCAGATGGCGCAGATGGTGCACAAGGACCTGCTGGACCTGTGGGATTAACTGGGCCTCAAGGAAATCAAGGATTAGGCTTTACTGGAGGCAGTTATACTGCTTCCACAGGTATTGTATCTTTTACATCTGATGATGGATTAGGGTTTAATACTGCAGATTTACGTGGCGACGGAAATAGAGGTATTTCTTCAGCTACAGTAGATGCAAATGATGATCTAATTCTTACTCTTGTAGATAACACAACAATTAATGCAGGAGCAGTAGTTGGACCAACTGGAGCTACTGGATTAACTGGAGCAACGGGGCCTGCAGGGGCAGATGGATTAGGTTTCACAGGAGGCAGTTATACTGCTTCAACAGGTATTGTATCTTTTACATCTGATGATGGATTAGGTTTTACTACGGGAGATCTAAGAGGAGATGGAAATAGAGGTATTTCTTCCGCTACAGTAGATGCAAATGATGATTTAATTCTTACTCTTGCAGATAGCACAACAATTAATGCCGGAACAGTAGTAGGTCCTCAAGGTCCTACTGGTCCTACAGGAGCTACTGGACCTACTGGACCTACTGGACCTGCTGGAGCCGATGGTGCAGATGGAGCCGATGGTATAAATGGAACTAATGGAGTAGACGGAACTGGATTTACGGGAGGCTCCTACGATCTCAGCACCGGTACAGTAACCTTCACATCTAATGATGGATTAGGTTTTACCACGGGTGATTTACGAGGGGTAGACGGTGTAGATGGAGCTGACGGTGCAGATGGCGCAAGTTCAATAGTATTTGATATTGAGCCTTCGTATACTAGTGGAACTCCTTCTGCTTTTTCTTTTTCAGGCGCAGGATTTCCTGTTGCAAGAACAAATCCCGATCTATATCTACAAAAAGGTATAACTTACTACTTTGATCCAGGTGATTTTGATAGTTTAGCGCCTATTACTTCTAATGATGGATGGACGTTAGCAAGTAGTAATTATATTACTTCTGCCGATAGTGTAAATGGGCAAAGTTTTCCGGCACAAGCTCATACAGATACACAGTTTGAAGGAAACTCACAAACTACTACTCAAGGTGTATACGTATTTACAGCCACAGGAGCAGGAAATTATTTAAGATTATACACAAAAACTTACTTTTTGCTAACTAATAACTGGTATAGAAAAGCTTATGCCGTTTCTCCTGCTTTTAATGTAAAAGAAGGATATAAACTTAGTTGGGATACTACTAGGTATCATGAAAGACCTAGTGAAAAAGAAGTACGTGCACAGTTTTGGTTAGTCGATATAACAAATGGTGGATTTTATCGCGGATACCCACAAAATAGTGAAGGTTACTTAATTGCTACTAGTTCATATAGCTATACCTTTACAACTACAGGTCAATATAGATGGGTAGGCCTTTTAGGAGTAAATGATTTAGGAAATAACTCAGGAGATTCTACGGAAGCTTATATTGATGTTTCAAACTTTGAGTTAAGTAGTGGACACCCATTTTATATTCAAAGTTCTTCAGGCGCATATAATGCCGCAAATGCTTTAGGAACTTCTGATGGAGTAACAAACAATGGAGCGGACAAAGGCAGAGTTTCATTTACTGTACCTTTAGATGCCCCGTCTACTCTGTATTATGTAGACGAAAATTACTCTGCAATGGCAGGCACAATTTATACAACTGATGTAGGTAGTGGAGGAAGCTCAAGTACTCCTTCTAGTATTACAGACGGCACCAGTACGTTAGATTTTGGCTCGAGTAATGAACTACAACTAGATGCTCACTTTCTTCCTACAACAAATGTAGCGTATGATTTAGGAAGTGCTGAGCGCAAGTGGAGATATTTGTACTTAGATAATAATACCATTTTTATGGGCGACCAAACGTTGAGTACAGATGCATCAGGACAGCTTGTTCTTGGTGAAACCATGGATTTTGGAGGAGAAGGCACAGGGGGAGTCTCTTATGTAGATTGGCAAACAGGAAATAAATTAGTTATACGAACTGACGGACCTGGCGCTCCTACAGAATCTCCTTTCAATCAAAAATTTGGAGCAATTAAAAAAGACGATTCTTTTGAATTGCTAACAGGTGCAACAATATCTAGCGAAACTGATGCTAGTGGTAACTTCCCTGCAAACACAGTCTTGAAAGCGACAGGTCCTGCTACTTTTACAGGAGTGAATTATGGAGGAAGTGATGACTATTTTTATGATTGGGAAATTCCTGTTGACACAGTTCCTGCTGCAAATGTATACGTATATACTTTTAATTTAAAAAGGTCTCCAATTTCGGAAGTTACCCAAATAATTAAATCAGGCACTACTATAGACGCATCTGCTTTAACAGGTAATCTTCCAGCGCTAGGAATGTCAGGGAGTTTAATTCCTGACACAAATGCTCAATATGATTTAGGATCTGCCGAATATAAAATAAGGCATTTATATCTATCAGATAATACAATTTACTCTGATAGTGGAAATATAAAAGTAGCTCAACACCAAGCAGGAGGCGCACCAAGTACTTCTACACGACTTATTTCTACGGCAAAGTTAAAAGAAATTGCAGCGGCTTCTCCAGATTATGGGGCTTTTCAAGCAGCTATCGCAGCTCTTGAAGACAATTAAGGAGACTTAAATGGCAGCAGATTTTCCAGGTAGTCCTTCAAACGGTGATACATATGTATATAATGGTGTAACATATGTGTATAATGCCGTACTCGGAGTATGGACAATTGACGCCGGGGCTGCAGGAGGTTCTTCTTCCTATGGAGAAATATTTATAGTAAAAATTCCTGCAGACTCTATATCTGGAGGAGTTCCTCTTACAGACTCTTTTTATACTTTTGACCGAGGGCTGTCTCGAGCTACAAATTTTAATATTTTAAGAGCAAATTTTGGTGATGGGTATGAACAACGAGCTATAGATGGTACCAATTCTAAAAAAGATATGTTTGGAGCTTCTTTTTCTAATAGAACGAAAGAAGATATTAATATTATTGCAAAGTTTTTAGATGTACATCAAGCAAAAAGTTTTGATATAATCATTCCTGAGTACGATGGAAATCAAACTATAAAAGTAATATGCGAAGCGTATAATATAAAATATATGTACCATAGTTACCATTCTTTGACTGCAGAATTTAGACGAGTCTATGAACCATGAGTGTATTTGATTACTACTTTCAATTAAATAGTCCCGGGTACGTACCAGAGACCGCAGATATTTCCGACAATTATGCAATTATTGCAAAGGTTGGAGATACTATTAATGCGCAAACAGAATACACTGGAAGCGAAGGTTCTATTGTTAAAGAAATACGATATATACGATATCCGAATAGCGATGAAGAAATAAATGATCCTGATCCGGATACTCCGTGGCTAGATCATAATGAAAAAGATAAAACTTGGACTAATCAAAATTTTGATAATAATGATCACTATGCTAGATGGTATTTTTTTACGGCAGCTACTACTGGCAATACTCTAACTACTTTTGCTCAGAAATCTTTTAGAATTTTATGGCTTCCTCCTACATTTGGCTGGGATGGGGCCTCCGCTGGTACGACTATTACTACCGGAACTACTGGTAGTCTTTCTATATCAACACCAAGCTCTCTTATTCCGTATGTAACAGGTTCTTGGTCCGGTCGGACTCATCCTGATGGGTATACTTATGATACTCCTGTAGCTAGTTCAGAAACTTTTCAATGGAGAATTGTAGATGCATCAGGATCAAACACTTTAATTGATCCTACTTATTTTGTAGCTACAAGTGGACAAGTACAAATAACAGGTACTACTACTGGTGTCAATATACAGCCAACCGCATCTTGTCCTGCGGGAAAATATTATATAAGGCTGCATCATTATAATACTACTCCACAATTTGTTAATGGGACTGCTTCTGCTTCTACTACAGGAGGACAGCCTACTTTCTTGGATGAAATTGATTTTGATGTAGAAGTATATGTGCCCCCAAATAGTCCTGCAACTGGTACAGTTACAATTGATGGAAACCAAGTAGGATTTGGATTTGAATTTTCTCATACTGAAACTATTGCAGATTCAAATGGACTAGGCACTTTTGAATATCAATGGAATAGAAATGGGTATCCTATTACAGGAGCCAATGCAACTACATATACAACAGTTGCTTATGATTTAGGAACTTCTTTATCTTTAACTATTAGTTTTACAGACGGGGATGGGTACCTAGAGACAATTACTAGTAATTCTTTAGCTATTTCAGCATTTCCACCTGGGGGAGCAGATGATGAAAATACTGGTAGACCTTCGGTATATTCTCTAAGATTAACTCCTGATATTTTAAATTATCCTGATTTTTTAGTATACAAAAAAGATGTAATTAGAGTAATTTTAGAAAATGATGATGCCGATCCTTATAGAACAATAGATGTCATAAGTACAACCAACGCAGATGTTTCTCCTTTAACAGGCACAACTGTTACTTATTTTGATATTACTTTTCTCAATAGTACAGAAGAGGCAACATTTGAAGTTAAGTTCAGGTCAGATTCTAATCCTGGTTTTAGCCCCTCTCAAACTTATACTTGGACTATTAGCGGATACGTTCAAAAGGATGGCGAGTTAGAGTTAATAGAAGTAGTACAAGAGCAAGAAATTGGAGATAATTTTATTGAGTTATTTGAAATTCAATTGCCTTCAGGAAATACAGCATTTTTGTACAATGGATTCGACGATAGTTCTTTAGACAATATATATTTTCCAGATTCTATAGGATCTGTTTTAAATGAATACATAGCTATGCCTATAATGATAGAGGGAATAGATGTTAAAAGTAGCGGAGCTTCGTCAAGGCCTACCCTAACTTTAGCAAATATACCGGGAATTGCAAGAACTCTTGTAAATGATGGCGACGGTACTCGAGACGAACAACTCCTTATAAATATTTTAGAAGCGGAGGGTATTTTTACATCTCAAGATTTGGTAGGTAGTAAAGTAACTTACAGGACTACCCTATTAAAGTACACATATAATGCGAATCAAGTTCCAGAGCGCCCAACAGAATTTCCAAAAGCGTCTTTTTATGTAAATAGAGTGGCTACAGAAGCGGGGCCTTTAATGAGCCTAGAGTTGGCCAGTCCTTTAGATATGGAAGGGTTTAGACTACCCAATAGATATGTTATTGGTAAATACTGCCCTTGGAAATACCAAGGATTTTATGAAAATGGTCAAGGAGGCTGCACCTTTCCTTTAAATAGTAGAGGTAATTTATTTTTTGATGAAAATGATGAGCTGATAGTAGGTGCTGCAACACTTCCAGATTGGAGTTCTACAACTTCCTATGTAGAAGGAGATAGAGTAAAAACTATTACTGGAGCAAGTGCGGTGTATATTCCTACGATATATAGCAGTAAAGTCGTTCGAAATGCAGCTGCAGGAGATACAGATTTATATATTGCGTACAATAGAGAATGGATGGAATCTGATGATGCTGCCCAAATACTCGCAGAAATAAATAATTATTATTTAATACCTAGTACTCTAGGGTCTCCAGGACTTGTAACCAATGTTACAATTACCCCCGGCATGACGTCAGGTAACACTGTTTTAAGTTATGAGTATAAGATTACATTTGATGCTGCATTTCAAGGGCCTATATTAAAAGGTACTGAAATAAGTTTTACGGACGGGTATAATGGAGATGGATATATAAGAATTTGGGAGGCAACAAATCCAAATAAGGGTAGAAATCCTGACACCCAAAGGGGAGTTTGGAAAAGAATAGATGTTTGTGGAAAACGAGTAAACTCATGTAAGGTTAGATTCCAAGCAACTAGTGTTCCCGGAACTTTGGATAGTTATTTGCCTCTTCCTTTTGGTGGATTTATAGGAACTAATAAATTTAAATGATAGATGAAATACAAGCACACTTTGAAAGAGAGTATCCTAAAGAAGGTTGTGGAATCATAGGAATTGTTGAAGGAAAAAAAGAATGGTTTCCTTGTAAAAATATTGCTGAAAACGATCAAGATTTTATAATGTGCTCTAAAGATTACTTGAATGTAATTAAAAAAGCAGATATTTTGGGAATAGTCCATAATCACATAAATACTAGTAATGAGCCTAGTGAATCTGATATAAATGGATGTAACGCTACAGGGATACCTTACTATATTTTTGATTCAGAAATGAACTTAAATATAGTAGAGCCAACTGTGAAAGCATTTCCTTTAATAGGCAGAGAATACAAATTTGGAGTAATGGACTGTTTTGAAGCTATTCGGGATTATTTAAAAACTCAAAATATAGAGATACCTCCTAGAGCTTTATTTGAAGAAGGTTGGTGGAAGAAGAAAGATTTAAATTATTTTACCGACGAAATGGCAAAGCAATGGGGAGGAAAACCTGTAGACTCAAAAGATTTACAAATAAATGATGTTTTAATTTTTCAAATGGAGTCAGATGTACCAAATCATTGTGGAGTTTATATAGGTAAAGATATGTTTTTTCATCATGCAGTACATCGTCTTTCTTGTAGAGAATCTTTGTTCCCGAGATGGGCACCAACGATTGTAGGAATTTATAGATATGATGCGTAAAGTATATTTAGAAGGCGATATAGGAGAAAAATTCGGAAAAGAATTTACAATGGAGGCATCTTCTTTTCAAGAAGTTGTTAAATGTCTTGATTGTAATTTTCCTGAACTACGAGGATACTTAATAGATTCTGCTGAAAAAGGCATAGAATTTGTTTGCGAAGTTGAGGACACTCCTATTACTCATGAAAGTGAGCTTTTACTTCATTATGATACAGGAGCGATGACAATTCGTGCAATCCCAGTAGGCTCTGAAGGTGTAGCAAAAGCAGTTCTAGGGCTGGTTATAGTGGCTCTTTTATTTATCCCGGGAATGCAAGCATTTGGAGCGGCAGCAGGAAAAACTTTGTTCGCAACAGTAATGGCAGGAGGAGCAAGTGGTCTAGCTATAGGTACTGCTTTGGGACTTGCAGTTCTAGGCGGTTCATTATTGATGCAAGGATTAACTGAAATGATGATGCCAGACCCTGCTGTTGATAATGGAGGCGCATCAAAAGAAGATACTTATCTTTTTCAGGGAGCAGGCCAAGTAATTGTTGAAGGGGACCCTGTTCCAATTCTTTATGGCCACTTAAGAGTAGGCGGCAGGCCCATTAGTTTTCAAACTGCTAATGCGGCGGCTGTTTTTGTGCATAGAGAACCTTTAAATGCTACAACGCCAAATAATAATAACAGCAATGAAGAAGGCACAGATAACTATAATGGAAATACAGATGGAAATAATGGAGGAGGCACTGATGGAGGAGGCGATGGGATTGATACGCATCCTACCGTTCCCCCATCAGGACCTCAATGGGATCCATTGTATATTCCAGAATTTAAATAAGGTAAAGGGATAAACTTATGGCAAACGAAGCAGTGGGCCGCGGCGGCGGAGTACGCGGGGGAAATCAAAATCCTGGTAATTCCGGTAATGTAAATCAAACAGAGAGAGTATTTACTCAAACCGGATCAGGCACAACTGTACAAAATATTTCTATTACGGATGCTATTTGCGAAGGCCCTATAGCAGGTTTGGTAAATGGAACAGGGTCAATTTATTTTGACGATGTCCCCGTAAAAGACTCCAAATATCTAGGATATATTCCTCCTCAAGGAGTACTTGGATCCGCTATAGACCCAAGTACTAGGATAGCATTTTCTGCTAAAACGGGCACTTTAGGAAACGGAGCAACTTTACCAGACTATATGATTGATACTAGTACTGGTGATTATTATGCAATAGGAAAAAGCATAATTTTGTTTGATTATTTGTATCTGGATGACCTAGATATTACGTCTACGGTAAGAGACGCAAATAATCAAGTAAGAATTACTGCCACTGCCGCAGACCCCTTGAGTGGAGATATAACTAGGTGGGTTACTTTAAATGACGAAAATGCTCGAGCATTTTTAGTAGCTGGAGATGCTGGCAGTGTTATGAGTGGTCAAACCGTTGAAGCAAGCGGCAATACTTTTGTATTTGAGCCAAAAAATCCTTATGTTGCAATTTACCCTTTAAAGTACAAACTATTTATTGCTAAAAAATTCGCCCTTGCCAGTATTCCTGATAACAAAAGAGTTATAACAGAAAATGAGCCCGATCCAGGAAATTATATATTTTCTATCACAAGTTCTCTTCAATTCAATTTTCAACAAGAATCAGTCATAGAACTACCAGACGAAGTTACTATAGAAGATGCTCCAAGCTATTTGTTACCCGATGAAAAACAAGCTTGGGTAGACTACTATAATCGACAGTCTAAAGGGTGGAGAATCGGAGGTAACTTTAATAAAATAGAAGGGCTATACGCTCAGGAACGTAGAGGTTATTTAGTACAAGATCCTTTATCTGAAGTAGGAACTGTGGGAGCCTCTGTAGTTACTGAAGGGCAGCTTGGAGGACTTACAACAGATTTAAAAATATTAGAGCCTAATCCAGCTAATCACACTCAGTCAAATTATGGAAAAGATACAAATGAAGCAATAACAATTTATGATATACACGGACTTCCTAATACAGATCCAGAAAGTGGATATGTAAATAGAAATAGTTTGGTTAGTTTAGATATAACAAATCACGCTAATACAGGTCCTACAGAGATTCCCTCTAGTGCTTTTGCAAATAATGCAAAAATAAACGAAATGGATCAAATTTCGGTAATAATTACTTATCCTCAAGGACTGCATACAATGAACCAAGAGGATGGTAGTTTGCTAACTTGTTATGCTATATACAAATTTAGAATAAAATTTACAACCAATGGAGTTACAGGACCTTGGATTGATTTATTCGGAAACGCTGTCAGACACTGGGCAAGGACACGCGCCGGAATTTCTTTCGAGCATATTATAGATTTAGAAACCTTTAGACCTTTTGATACGTTCGTTTTGCAAATAGCTAGACAAACTCGAAGTGCCGGACTTCCCGTCTACGCCGGTGGAAGATCTGCAGGAAATGAAAGTGATAAAACAGACTATTATACAATTGCAGATTCAGTAATTAGTAAGATTCAGTGTATTATAAAAGATAAGTTTACTTACCCATATACAGCGCTAGTAAATACAATTTTTAGTTCCAGACAATATCAAAAAGTTCCGAGAAGAACTTATGAAATGCGAGGCATGCTTGTCAAAATTCCAGATTCTTATACTCCTCGGGAGTATTCTTATACAGGTAAAGCACAGTATGAAAATTTTTGGGGCGGTAATTTTAAAAAAGTGCTGTATTATACAGATAATCCTGCATGGTGTTTTTACGATATAGTAACAAATAATAGATATGGAGCAGGACAATATATTTCTGAGTTCGATATTGATAAATATTCATTGTATAGAATTGCTAGATATTGTGATGAATTAGTTGGAACAGGTAAAATTGCAGATTGGTACACTTTTAAAACAGGAGAGTTTTATAGAATTAAAACTACAGGAAATATACCTTGGACAAGTCTTGGTGCTCCTGATGGAAACGTAGGTACAGAATTTAGATTTATACGGCCTTCAGACGGGGCCCCCAGTACATTGGAAGGAACTGCAGAATTATTAGAGCCAAGATTTAGAATGAATGTACTTCTTACCAAACCAATGGAAATTTATAAAATATTAAAAGATATGGCAACAAATTTTGCCTCTATAATTTATTGGCTAGATGGCCAGATAAGTTTGGTTCAAGATGTTCCTAGCGACCCTGTTTATAATTTTACAAAAGCTAATGTTATTGATGGACGTTTTTCTTATGAAGGAACCCCTGAGAAAACAAAATTTAATCAGATAATTGTAACTTGGAATGACCCCGAAGCCGGCTATGAGTTAGTACCCCTACTAATAGAAGATAAATCAGATATTGCAAAAACAGGACAAATTAGAACAAAAGAAGTAGTTGCATTTGGCTGTACTTCAGAAAGTCAAGCAATACGAATGGGAAAATGGAAGTTATGGACTGCACAAAATCAAAGAGAAGTCGTTACCTTTAGTTCTTCTTTTGGAAGTGCTTTTGTGCGGCCAGGTGATGTAATAACAGTGCAAGATGGAGACCGATACGGAGTCTCATATGGAGGAAGACTTAGTAGCGGAGGAACTCTTAACTCTTTAGTTTTAGACAGAGAAATATCTTTTAATTCTGGAAGTCATTATGAAATGTACTTAGTAATTACAGAACCCGCTGCTTTTTATACAGGAGCTGCGCCCATTTCTATAAATGGAACAACTTATAATACTAATGATAGAGTACCCGAAGCTTATGTTTTTAATGGCAAAGACTATGTTTTAACAAGTTTAAACAGTGAGAGCAAGGCTTCAAATGCGTTTTCTAGCTCTACGGGGGATATACTACTTCAAATGTCTTGGCACTCGGCAACTTATGTACAAAAAGTAGATATAACTAATCCTGGCACAGTTAAAACAGCTAATATTAATTTAGCTAGTAGTTTGGATAAAGTTCCTAGAGCAAATATAATTTGGTCTATTAGAGAAATAAATTCAGACGGAGCAGAAGTGCTAGGATCTAGTAAGTTATACAAAGTCTTAGATATAGCAAGAGAGTCTAAAAATATATTTGCTATAACAGCAGTAGAACATTATAACCAAAAATTCTCAGAAATAGAAGCCGAGTATGATTTAGGAGTTATACCTCCTAGTGCATATGCAGAAAAAGAGCCGGAAATTATTCCTTCTGTTAAAAATTTACACGCGTCTTTTGAAGGCCCTCAAGCTACTCCGTTTTCGGAAATTTTATTATCTTGGGACAGGCCCGATAATGATGAATGGATTAGTCATTTTGAAATAGTACATAATGCAGACGGAACTGAATCTCCCGTAACTACAACAGAAAAGTCAGTAAACTTTCCAGGGTTTGATTAATGTCAGAAGAAATTACATTTAAAGTACGAAGTGTTTCCCATAAAGGAAACTATTCTGAATTTAAAACAGTACGAATAAATAGGGATGGACAAAAGTTCACTCTTGTAGGCCCCCGTATTCATGACGGGATGCCTAAAGGAGCTTATGCCAGTTTTAATGCAGATACAGTTAATTCTTTTAGAGCTACTGAAACTCAAAATTCTGAAGATACGGGAGGGACTCCTGTAGAAAGCAGATATAGAGGATTAATAAATTGGCCTTTTCTAAAAGATTTAATTGCACAACTATATCCCGAAGGCTGGACTCATGAAGGGGTAGTTTTAAATCCTCAACCTACCGGGGACTTTGATGAGTTTGATTATACTTTTGAAAGCTATCCGGTTAATGTGTCCGCAATAGTAAATCCTCAAAGTGCAATCACAGTATCAGAGCCTCAAGTTGTGCAACTAGACGGGGTAGTTCCGAATGATACACGAGAGCTTTATATACTATTCCAAGCTGCATTTAGAACTATTCATTTAGTTGAATGGGATAAGCATGCAATGCCTACGCTGCCTTTTTGGAGATTTATGGGCGATGGTACAAGGGCGATGGACCATAGTTCGAACTGGCTTAGTATTGGAAATGTTGCTGTAAGCACTGATGGCGTAATGGAAGGCTCGGGTTTTAGAGAGTCGTTAAAAGTTAATGATATTGTTACTTTTCCTGTTGGCGTAATTAGCGATGAATACTTAGGACTAGGAGCTAAAGTAATAGAAATCAATAGTGATAGTAAAGTTACTTTAGATCGCTCTTTTGAAACTGAGCTACAAACGCAAGCAGCATATAGAGCTGTATATCGTCCTGATTATTCTAATGACTGTGTTCTTGGACAAGTTTTTAGAGGCCCAGACGGTCCTCCTTATATTTTAAATTTTATATTAAACCGTTCTTTTATAGGTGCGGTTTCAAACTTAAATCCCCAACAACAAGCAGAAACAGGAACAAACGATGGAATTACAATAAACGGGCCAAATGCTGGAATTGATGTTGCTGGAGGAAGTATTCGAGGAGGAATGACTGACTACGGGGTAGGTACAGGTTTTTGGTTTGGTGTCGATCCAACTGATGGTCTAACAAAAGTAGCTATAGGAGATCCGCAAAACGGAGATTTTGTTACTTATGACGGCACAGATATTAACTCAAAGATGAATAATCTAGAGTTAAGAGGCTGGCTAAGAGGTCCTGAAATTTTTGTAATTGATCCTGCAGTTCACGGAGACGATACAGGTACTGTAGTTATTGCAGGAAATTTACAGGTAGATGGTACTACAACCGAAGTAAATAGTACCATTATGACCGTAGACGATAAAAATATAGTTCTTGCAGATGGAGCAGGAAATGCCGCAGCCGCTCAGGGTGGAGGTATCACACTAGATGGAGCATTTGCAGCAATTCAGTACAATATTGCTTCTTCACTTCCCGATGGTTCTGGAGGTACTGGACCTGCGTGGGAATCTAATATTCAATGGACAGTTGCAGATGGTCTATCAGTTTATGGCTCTACGCATTTAAGAGGAAATATTTTATTAGGAACTTCTTCTACGGATGTAATTACTTTTAATGGAGAAATCGAAGAGAATTTAATTCCTACCACAGCAAATAGCTATGATATAGGTAGTTCTGCTAAAAGATGGGGGGAGCTTTTTGCAAATGCTGCAGATATAGGAACCGGAGGGTTAAAAGTAGCCGGAGGCTCAAATACTCAAATTTTACAACATGATGGAACAAAATTAAGCTATATTGATTATACTCTAGAAAGCTTGACAAATGTTTCTAGCGGTGCTACTGCAAATAAATTTTTAAAGTATGATGGTACAAACTGGGGTCCTTCATCAGTAGCATTTTCTGACTTAATTAATACTCCGACAACTTTAGCAGGTTACGGCATTACGGACGCAGCTACTGCTGCCCAAGGAGCAAAAGCAGATTCTGCAGTTCAACCTGGAGACAATGTTTCTGTTTTAAATAACGATGCAAGCTATGTTACTTCAACTAGTCTCGCCACTGTAGCAACTACTGGTAATTATAGTGACTTAAATGGGACGCCAAATCTTCATGCTGTAGCAACTTCGGGGTCTTACACTGACTTAATTAATAAACCAACTATTCCTACAAAAACTAGTGATTTGACTAATGATTCCGGCTTTATTACTAGCGCACAAGTACCCACAGATGTAAGCGACCTAACAGATAATACTAGCTTACTTTTTTCTGGTAATTATAATGATTTAACAAATAAACCCACTATTCCCACAAATGTTAGTCAGCTAACAAATGATGCGGGGTATTTAACTTCCGGTAGTTTTGCAACTGTTGCTACCACAGGTAATTATAATGACTTGCAAAATTTACCTACAATTCCTACAAATAATAATCAGCTCACTAATGGGGCTGGCTACCTTACAGATGTATATACAATTAATGGAAATTCTATAGTAGGAACAGGCAATTTAAATGTTCAAGCTACTCTTGATGTCGCGGGACTTACTGACACTACAATAACAAATATTCAGCCGGGTAGCTATCTTTATTATACCGGCCCTACAAACGGGTGGATAAATGCTCAGCCAAGTATTTCTACTTTTAACGACGTAGCATATAGTCCTAATCCTCCCAATACAGATAACGAGTTATTACTTTGGGACACTACGGCAGGAGAATGGCAAAATAAAGCTTTTAGTACTTTTAATTTAGGAGATTTAGGAGATGTTTCTAATTCTAGTCCTTTTACTAATAATTTTCTAAAATGGGATGCAACAAATAGTGAGTGGGAGCCTCAAGGAATATACTCCTTTGATTTAGTAGACACTGCGCTAGGGGGTAGATCAGATGGAGATGTTTTAACTTATAGATCAATAGATAGTAAATGGATAGCACAAGCCCCTACGGGAGGAACATTAGGAAATTTAACTAATGTTGCTGCTACAGTTGATTCTGCGACCAACTTTGATGTTTTATATTATGACGGAAGTAGCTGGGCAAGCAGACAGCTTCCTTTTAGTTATTTAGATCTTACAGGAACTGCGTTTAGAAACGAAGTAGATATCGTTTTACCATACGGGCTAAACACTTCTAGTGCAACTTCTGGGCAAATTTTAGCTTGGGATGGAACTGCAAATAGTGGCGCCGGAGACTTTACTTGGGTAAATCAGCCAAGTGCAGGACAAACTCTTGCGGGGTTGACAGATGTAACTATACTTGGAGCAACTCAAGGAGATGTCCTTGTTTATGATAGTGGAAATAGTGTTTTTGAAAATGTTCCACAATCAGATTTAGAAATAGCAGAAACAGGAACTTGGACGGGTAGTATTGCCGGTAATTCTATAGGAACTCAAAAGTACGTAAAAGTAGGAAAAATGGTCCATGTTAGTGTGCAGGGAACTCCCGGGACTACTAGTGCAAGTGTTATTACAGTTACGGGCCTCCCTTTTACAATTGATGGAAAAGCAACTGCTCCTGTATATATATCAAACTCTGCTACTAGTATTTCGGGAGCTAGTATTTATGCGTATGGAATACAAGGTTTCAGTAATATATCGCTTTTCTATAATGTTGCATCAGGGTCAGCAACGGCCGTGCCCGGAACTATGTTGGGTTCTAATACTATAATTAGTTTTGGAATAACCTATCAAACTACATAAGGAGAACAAAAATGGCTTTAACAAAAGAAGTCGTAGTAGATAGAATAGAAATTGTAGAGACTCAGGATGAGTTTTTTAATGACATAATCTCTGTTCAAGTACGACAAAAAACAAAAGTTTTAGAGGACGGTATGTTACTTTCTTCCTCTTTCCATCGCTTTGTGATTCATGCAGAGGATGACTATTCTCAGCAAGATGAGAAAGTTCGCGCTGTATGTGATATTGCATTTGCCTAACTACAATATACCCCTTACAAAAATATATCTTGACAAGGCAGGTATGCTTTGTTATAATCATACCATAGAATATTTAAAAAAAGCCTTCTTAA